TGGAAAACAATCCACGCATCTTTGGGGATCATATCACGAATTTGTTCAGGGCGTAAGCCGATCACAATTCCGTTTGCAATCATGTTCCTGACGTTCAGTCTGTTAGGTCTGGCTCCGCTTCCGTCTTTTTTTTTGCGTCTTCAAACGCATCAGGCATAAACGCGATCCCGACAATAGCTTGCGCCACTTGAAAAAGACGCATCAAATCTTCTGGATTGCACTGAGATACGATCTTGTCCGCTTCGTGATCTTTCTTTCCAGCGCCAACCAAACCAAGAGAAACAATGTCTCTGACCTCTGTAGAGCTTGGCTTTTTGCCACGGCCAAAGAAACCGTCCCACAGCTCAAAAATACCACGATGTTTATCCTCGAAGCGCTCAATCTCACGATTTCGAAGGAGAAAAGTGTAAGAGGCATCTCCGATGTATTCGGAGACGCCCCCACGTGGTGCTTCAGCGGTGATGCTCATTAAGCAGCCGCAAACGTCACAGCGCCAGTGCTTTCAAGGCTCAACGAATAAGTCACGCCGCCTTCAGTCTCGCCGCCAAATTCAAGCGACGTAATCCGAAATGCGCCAGCATATGTGCCGAAATCAGGGACAACGACTTCAAAGTTGGTGCTGTTGTCGTTGGCCATCGCAACGGTGTTCATCCGCGCTTCTGCTGTGCTGTCTTCAAAGAAACCGTCTCCAGATACAGAAACATTTTTCAATCCAGCAAGCGTCTCAGTGTACAGCGCACCCTCTGGAGTCGTGCAGTCTGGCGTCGTGACGTCGATGCTGGAATTGTTCAAAGTCAAAGACTTTGAGTTCAGGCCACAAAGGTTGTTGAGTGTGCCTGCGCCATCGTCAATTTTGACAAGCAAGGCGCGTCCTAGTTGTTTAGCCATAAGCGGCCTCCATCAAAGGGATTTGTTCAGTCTCACGACGATCAATCCAAGCGCTTGCCCAAGGCGCGATCTAGGCGGTTTCTTCAAGCATAGCCTGAAGCACGATGACGGCAGTGTAACCACGTCCTTCAGCGTCTCTTGTAACCGAAAAGGTCTGAAATATCAATTCGACCAAAGTATGCCCATCAACCGTGATGGACGCCTCCTGTCGATGCAGCGCGGCCTTGACGGCCTCTGCCATCTGCGCTGCCTCAACGCGCCCCGATGGGCTGCGCGAATGCGCCTCCACAGACACAGAAACGAGCGAACCTTCTATCGTATCGGTATCAAATGCAGCGGGTGTAATGTCACCAAAGCGAACATATGGAAAAGCAACATCCTGCGGTGGCTCATCGTAAACGCGCGTCGAAACAATCGCGGTGACATCGCTGCTTGCAACAAGTGCAGCACGCAATCCTTTTTGCAGCGCCAGGAGAAAGCCGTCAGCCATTCGTCGCCTCCTTGATCCCACGCTTTATTGCGGATTTCATGCTTTTCTTGAACTTCGGGACTTGTTGCTGTTGAGCAAGTCGGATGTATGGCTGCGCGGCAGTTGTTCCACGATTTCCGTTTTTGCGGCCAAATTCTACCGCTTTGGCTTTGATCTGGGCGTCCCTTTCTTTGGGTGCAGCCTCAACAGCGCCCTGATAAACACCGTCTCTGTTTTCATATTTTGTGTGAATCCAGCCTTTAAGCTGGCCACTGTCCACAGGGACCAGCGCCTTCGCTAGCCGTGCCGCCGCTTCGGTGTTGCGCTTGATGGCTTTGACCATCTGCTTTTCAACAGCGTCTGGCATTTTATCGAATTGCTTTCTTAGCTTCTTTGCGCCCGTCACCCTCACGACGCCACCCCGCGTTCAAGCAAGAACTCAATCACTGTGTTTTTGGCGTCAACCTGGGTGACGTTCTTGATCGCCCAAGTCGTGCCGCGAATGTAAACGCGATCAGCAGACGTAACGCCCTGCGTGAAGCTGTCAGAGCGGCAACGCATTGTCGCTGTGGCAACGTCTGCCAATGCTCCGGCCTCTATGCGCTCTTTGCCTTTTGTTTCACGCATGTCAGCCGCGCGAAAACCAAGGTCTGCCCACCCTGAATAGACGTTTCCATAGTCATCAACCGCGCCTTCTGACAGGCGCTGGAATGTGGCCTTTTCACGATAACGCCCAGCGCTAACCATACCAGCAATTCCTGTGCATATTTAGCAGAGACTCAAAGCCAAACGGAATGTTTGACAGTTCGTCATATCCTGTTTGCTCGCGGTTGTCGTACCAGTGGCCGACAAGCAGCATGAGCGCGTGACGAATGGTCTGCGGAACGTCAGTTGTGGCGTCACCATATCCAATTTCATATTCAATTTTGATTGCGTCTTGTCTGTCTTGCGCGACAGGCCATGAAAAGCCCTCTTTTGGGCTGATCTGCGTGGCGAATTGCGTTCCAAAGACCTCATAATTGCCCAAGGTGTCGGTCTGCAAATTGCCGTCAGTGTCATAGTATTTGACCGCATTAACGCCCTGAACAGGGCCAAGGATCAAATTAACAGTCTGCGGAGGTGTTGAATCGACCCACTGCGCCCACTTTTGCGTTATCATCGCTTGGCCTAAAGCACCCCGCACGTCGGTATATGCCACTGCGACGGCAATCAGGCGCGTCAGCATTGTGTCATCGTCAGTGCTTTCGACGCGCAACTGTTCCTTCACCTCCGACAGCGTGATCGGTGTGGTCGATGGCGCGTCAACGATCTCAAGCGCGTGATGGCAGGCGAGTGGCTTTGGCATCGTCTAGTCCTCTGGCACAGCCTTGCGGGTCTTTACCTTTTTGACAGCGCGTTCAACCTTTGCAGGCGCAGAAATTGGCTCTGCAATTCCAGCTTCGATGTAGCGCTTGGCTTCGGCCTCGTTGCAATCGATCTCATCGCCAGCGTTGTGGCTGAAGTCGATCCCGGCCATGCCTGTCAACAAACGAACTTTCATTAAGATTCTCCTAAGATGAGAGAGCGGGGACCGAAGCCCCCGCTCAAGTTATTTACGCACAAACAAGGTGCTTGACTGCGGCTGTGTTGGAAAGAACACCGTCGAAGCGGATGTAACCGAGCAGGCCGCTGTCAGGCGCGAAGCGTTCCCGCGCCACATAGATCGACGGTGCGCCAACCTTGCGGACGTAGAACTTCGACATATCACCGAACAACATCACTTTGTTGCCTGTGCCAAGGCTCGCCATCGCTTGGTTTACGACAACATCATAACCAAGCAAGTTCTGCGGAACGCCTGCCTGATAGTTGCCCATCTGCCAGAGATAGTTGCCGTCACCGTCCTTGAGCTTACGAACCGCAGCAAGTGTGCTGTCGTTCATCATGATCGCGGTCGCAGCAGAGTTGCGATAAGCAGGATCGACAGAGTGGATCAGGTCAATGATCTCATCTGCTGTTACGGCTGCAACGGCTGCTGCTGTCTTACCAGCGGCAGAGTTGGTCACAATGCCTTCAACATCAGACGATCCCGAACCAGTCGTCAGCTTGTCGTTAGCGATGCGACCAAGGCGCTCACCAATCAACTCGCCAAGCAGGCTTTCCATGTTCAGGATGCTGTCAGCATTCAGTTCAGCAGACCAGCGGATCCACTCCGAATCGAAGGAGAACGCGCCAACCGACTTCTGCCCGAAGGTGGCATCCTTGCCGCCGTCGTCTGTTGGCTGAGTGCCTTCAGTGTGAGCCACCGCAGTTACGGCTGTGTCGTCAACAGTTGGAATGTTGAACGTACGACCATCAGCAGAGTTGATGACGGTAAACAGTTCGTTTCCGTACATCGGACCAGTTGCGACCATCGATTTTTCAATGAACGTAGCCAGTTCGGTCGGGACCGTATAGCCGCCAGCGGAGTTAGTGCCAGCAGTCTGTGCGCGGTTCTCGCGGAGAACATTGCGAACTTCTGAGTCCACATATGCGTCGCCGCCACATGCAATCATTTCAGCGAATGCAGCGCGATAGTCCATTTTGAAACCTTCGTCTACGGCAGGCGCAGAACGGTTTTCAAATGCTGGACGACGATCAAGATCAACATCTTCGCCTGCGCGAAGTGCAGCTTCGACCTTATTAAGACGCTCGACCTTTGCGGCCAGCTTGTCGTGATCTGCCATCATGGCATCAAATTCACGCTCGACTTCCGCAGCGCGGTCTTCTTTTGTGCTGTCTGTCACTTCATCCAGCTTTGCGCGGGCCTCGGTGGCGATCTTCGCCATCTTCTCCCGCAGGTCTTTAATATCAGCCATTTTTGGCCTCCATCTAAGGGATCTGGTCTGTCATCACGACGATCAGTCCAAGCACTTGCCCAAGGTGCAGGGATGGGCGAACAGCGGGAGTCCGCTGCTATTCTTTACAGCTTGGCCTTCATGCGAAGGCGTCTCGCTGCTTGTGTCTTTGCTTCGCTGGCACGGTGCGCTTCAAGAGAGCGCAAGCCAATTTCAGTGCCTGAATATGCAGGCGTTGTGACAATTGCCACGTCATACAATTCCAAATCTTGAATGGTTCGCTTTGGCATGTCGCCGCTGTCGTTCCATTCTTGGCGCGTCGGCACAAACGCAAATGACATTTTGTCCAAGTCGCCGCGCTTCATCTTTGGAACGATTGCCCGAACGTCTGGGTCAGAACCGTCTAGCTCTGTTTCCATATACAAGCCGCGCTCATCTTCAGTGAGACGCAGCGTTCCAGATCGCGTGCGAGCCAACGGCAGGCCGTCATGGTTGATTAAGAAAACAACATCGTCTTGGCGCTCAAGAGCGCTCGCAAATGCGCCGCGTTCAATCACTTCGGTAAACATACCAGCGATATTTGTTTCCTCACCGAAAACAGCGGCATATCCAGACACGCGAATTGCGCTTCCTTCTTCATCTCTGATTTCAAGCGGTTGAACCACTGCGCGGATTTCACGTTCAGACATTTCAGCCTCCATAGATTTCGGCAAATGTAACACAGAAACCGCATCTGCGCCCGTAGAACTTCGATCATTTGCATCTTGATCAATTTGAGCGTTGGCCCACGACTGACCAGGATCACCGCCCCACAGCGCCCACGCGATGCG